AAGGTTCAACTTTGAGCCAAGTGCACTGTTTCCTACCTTAATTATTGCTCCTGTTTTTGTTCGTATTAATGTACTAGCCATAACATATTTTTACTTTACTCGAAAATTATATATTCAAGGTTACCTGTTGCTGTTCCACATTTAAATCGTATATTTATTAAGGGATCAACCTCAAATGACCGGCATAATGCCACACCGGATGTTAATGTCTCTGAAATATTAACTCCGGCTTCTTGGAGAGTATCCCATCTGCTTTTTGAAAGTGATCCCTGTATTTCGACTTCAATAGAAGATTCACTCAGATCAGCTGAAAACAGTTCAATTGAAACTATGTTTCCGTTAGGGTTAAATGATCCCTCTTTGGGAAAATAAACCGATTCGCTTAAATCAATACTTCCAGTTTTCATCTTTAATATTTTTATGTAATTGCATATTTTTTAAGAAACTTAACTGTTTCAGTTTCCAGTTCTTTGTTTATAATTTGTTCAGCCCTTTGTTTACTCTGTTCCCAGGATCTTTCTATAAATAGCTGTGCTCTTATTCCTCCACTTCTGCTACTTGTTTTTGATTTTCTTGCATATTTAAAAGTGTGTTCACCAGTCCGTTCAGAATAGGTTCCGTAGTTATTCCAATAAATTGGAAAATAAACATCATAATCCCTTCCATCCTTTAGTGTCACAAATCCTTTTTTGCCGAATACTCCAACTGATAGTGATATGCCTCTTCCGGCTTTTACTGATAATGCTTTAATAAGAGGTTTAATTCCGGATGGAAAATTAGCTCTGATCTGCTTTCTTACAGAATTGGCTCCTTTTCTGAGTGTTGCCACAATAGGTTTTTTGCCCCATTTCTCCGGCAGCTTTTCAAAAATTTCCATGAGCTGTTCCTCTCCGGTAAATTCAACAACAACCGGCTCACGTGAACTGGCTTTACGCCCTGGCATTGTTCCTTTATTTTTGTAATAGCCCATTACTCTTCCATTTTTATTGCAACAATTTGCATGAATATTTTAAAGTTCAGTGGTTCAATCTCTAGTATGTTATAGGTTTTGTTTTCATAAGTGATCTGGTAGGTAGAATCAATTTTTGAATCATAAAATGATGTAACTCTTATTGTTTTAGTAAATTGTACTCTTTGAGCAACCGGGCGTTCATCCATTTTAACAGCATCAATTTGAACAAAATCAGCTTTATACTCTGAAAATGTTCTTCTTGTTTGTGCAAAAGAATCTTTTACAGCACCTGGCTGCATCCAGATTATTTTTTCAGTAAAATTTCCGCTATTTATGGTCTCTTTCTTCATATTGTTTTTATCAAAGCCCCCGTTTAAAAAAAACGGGGGCGTGACAAAGAATCACTATAACTCGACACTAAACTGAACTATGGATAAAACATCCTATGGTTTCTAAGTAAATTTTTCGAAATTGTCGGGAATTGTCTTACAGCATCATGAGGATTGATAAGATAATCACCTGCTGCCATATATATTGATGAAATTATATCCTCTGGTATTCCATCACTCCAGCCTGTTCTGAATTTTATTTTAACAGCATCCATGCGGTATGGATATACTGCAGGAGTATTTTTAAAATAAATCCTGGCAGGTTTTGAAACAACATCTACAGTATAGTCAGTATTTAATGACATTTCAACCTCACTGTTTGAGATGTCAAAATAACTAACTGAATCAATTCCTGTAACTGGCGTTTTTGCAATTTCAACAACACTTTTAAAATCCTCAATTTGCATTTCCCAAACAGAATTATAAATTGAAATGCCTGATTCATGTTCAGCATCCAGGATGGCAGCTTTCAGATAAAGATCAATTGTATCATCTTTCCCTGAAACATTGAAATTTATAGCCTCCTTAAATCCACATGCTGAGATCTCTGTAAGATCATCAAATGAACCGGCACTGATCAATTTATAGCTCATCTATGAAAGTTTTAATTTTTTTTGCTGTAGCTTTTCCTATTCCGTCAAAATCTGTAAGCACATCAATTGCATTCTGAACATCCTGGATTGTTTCCAATCCATTATCAAAAAGTATTTCACGTGCTGGTAGATTATCAGGTAATTTATTTACCGGGCCCTCTGTTTCTGGTATCATGATTGCAAATCCGGAGTTCACCAGCCTGGATGCTTTCACATCAGGAATATCTGCAACATCATCTTCCCAGTATGCCATCCCCTGAACAGGTCTTAAAAACTTAATTTTCATAATTAACCTCCCTGGAACATGCTCCTCCCTAAAAGAGAGGAGCACAATTCCAAAAAATTAAAATCAAGCTGTAAGGGCATCCTTCATAGCTGCGAAACTCTGTGCATGTCTGATAAGAGTATCCCACCAGCTATGTACGTATACTTTAACCTGTGCATTCGAAGCTCCGGTGAATGGATCGACAATTATATCAAGTCCTCCCCACTGGCCAACTATCAATTCATTGAAGTTTCCAAAAATGATTGCAGAACAGACCCCTGTACTGGTACTTTTATCCAGATTGCTAGGCACCTGGGTAGTTACATAAGCCTTGTAACCCATCAGTTCATCCCTGTCAGCTGGCCACACCATCCTCTGGTCTGTACCTACAGCTGTTTGCCTTAGTTTTGCCCGAACTTTCGGATTTGTCAAAAATGCCAAAGCTCCCAGATCAGCATCATCAACTGCAACTTCTCTTTCAAGATTTACAACATCAGCCCAATCAGGTGCTGCTCCGGCTGTGTCTCCTACTACAGAACCAATTCCAACATAATTCAATATGCCGGTAGGTTGGTAATTGGAACCGGACCCGGTTATACCAGCTGAATCAACAGCTATTTGAATTGCTGTTATCAGATCATTTCTCAAAATCTGTTCAGCATTATACGGGCTCTGTACTATAAGCTGCTTATTGATAGCCTGATAGGCGCTTAACCTTTTAGGACTCATTGTGACGGACTGGATTACCATGCCTGCATCATCTGATGCAGTAACTTCACCTTCCCAGGTTGCACTCCCTGCTGTGGTTTTCTTTGGCATTGAAATATTGCCTTTAAGCCCGGTTAAAAACTGAGCACCTGCCTTTGCCAGTACCAATCTGGCGCGCAAAGCATCAATGAATCCTACTGTATCGGTAGGAACCAGAGGAGAATCAGCTGCAGCTAATGCTGAACGTGGATTTACCACTATTGAAGGTACTCCAAACCCTTCAATGCTCATCCCCTCACGTTTTGCCTCTTCATGCATCTCCTTTTCAAGGCCGGTAAGCTGGCCATTGTTAAAGACCATTTCCCTGATTGCTTTTGCAAAAGAGTAATTTTTTATGTCCTTTATATCGGACTGGGATATCACATTTCCGCGCAAAGCAGCACCTGCAGTCTTTACACGTTCAATTTTTTCTACTGCTTCAATTTCTTTCTGCAGTTTTTCAAACTCATCAGCATATGAAAGAACCTTCTGGTTCTCATCATCGCTACGGCTTTCCTTTTCGACCAGTTCTCTGTTTTCGGCCTCTAAGGCAGCCAATTTTTGTTTTAACTCATCTGACTTTTTCATAATTAAATTATTTATGACCTATTGAGGCCTTTTAATTTTAAAATCCTGTTAGTGGCCTGAAGTGTTGCCACCTTATTTTGTAACTCGGTATTTTCTTGTTTTAATCGGTTGTTTTCAGCTTCCAGGGTTTCATTTTTTTCAAGCATCTCAACATCTTTCATTATTTTTTCGAAAGTTGAATCCATCCGTGACATTTTTCTACGCAATGCAAGTGGATTTGAAGGAATATTGACAATAGAAAACTCCAATAACTCGACCTCACCAAAATAATAAGTTGGATTTGCGCCATCGCTGGCCTCTTCGTTCTCTCCCCAGTATCCCTTTGTATTTTCAATAAATCCTACTGATGTAGCCTTTAGTGTCCCATGTAGTACTTTTTGGAATATTTTTTCTGCTTTTTTGTTGATTTCCTCTGGCTCAAATGTTACACGGCCAATCAATTTACCATCCTCTACAAATGCCTTACCTGTGCCAATAACATCATCAGGATCTGATGGCATAAAAAAACCATCTCCATAAACTTCATGCTGGTAACCAACAATACCGTTGTTGTTAAAATTATTAAGTTTCCAGTTTTTAACAGGTATAACCGTTCCATGCCGGTCTTTTGTTTCATCTGATATAATAAAATCAATTGTCCTGGTTTCTTCGGCTTCATCCCGGTTAAATGCCCGGACTTTACCAAAAACATGAGGCATTTCATCAATATCAAATCCTTCTTTTTTAACTGTCAGCGTTTCCATTGTTTACAAGTTTTTCAAGTAATGATGCAAGAGTCATATTTTGCGGCACCAAGTATTCATCCAGTCCATCAACCGGATTACGATTTTCCATTCCCCTTACTTCGTTTCTATTTAGCCATCCATCCTGAATGCCACTATGATAAAATGCTGCCTGGGTTTTAAGATCACCCCTTAGCAAGCCTTTGAGATCAAATTTCACGTTCATAACTTCGCGTTCTGAACCTGAAAAAAGTTTTGTTTCCAGTTCTGTTTCAATTCGTTTACATTCAGGTCTTAACCCATATTTTACAAATTGAATATCCTGTTGTTCTGTATTTGAAAATGTTGAATGTGAATGTTCTGCAAGAAGTGATACAGGTACTTTCCAAATCCTGGATGCATCCTGTATTGAAAAAATTCTGCTCTGAATTACCTGAGCAGCATCAGGTGAAATAGAAATAGGCTTATATTTTAAGCCATATTCCAGAATTTTGGTTGAATGGTTAGGAGCAGAATTAAGGTTCTGTTGTAACTTCTGATATGCCGTTTCGCCCAGGCTCCCTTCCATCTCAAAAACTCCGCGCAAAGCTCCTTTGCTTTCAAAATATTCTGTTGCAAATTTTTGACCGGCCAGAGCTAAGCCCAAAGCCTGTGCATGGTAAGATATGGGATCCATGCCCATTAAACCATCCTTAGTAAAAATTTTAAAATGCAAAAAATCTTCAGCCATGTAAGTACCTGAAAAATCTCCGGTCAATACTTTGTAGAAAATTTCTTTCCCGTTTTTGATAACCTGTACATTATTTGGCATAATAGGCCATAAAGCCTTTGCCCTACCAGCTGCCCCTGTTTCAATAAGTGCATAAGCATTTCCCCATCCGGCAATATGTGATTCAATAAGCTCCCAAAAAACAAAATCTGTCATATTTGGGTTTGGCTGGTAATGAATAAGGTTATAGACCGGATGTTTATTTTCTGCTTTATTACCTTCAGGTGTATTTCTGAAAACAGCTTTTGGCAGGGATGCTAAATTTTCTGCTTTTATAGATATTGCAGCAAAAGCCCCGGTAAAAGTAAGGGCAGAATCGTGTGTTACAGTAACACCAGCAGATTCTGCCCCAAAGTGTGAAGGTATGTATTGGCTATGTGGTCCATAAAAAAGATCCCTTTTTTCGGTATCAGAGACATTTTCAGTGATATTTTCACTGTTATTTGAAGGCTTTTTATTGAACCAATTAAATATTCCCATTAATTATACAGTAATTTACTGTACAAAATTAAGTGGATTACTTTACTTATTCAATACAACAATGTTGTATTTATTTTTTATGATTTATAAAGTCTCACAATTTTATCAGTTAAATGCAAATTAAATTCAATATCAGAGTTATAAATTCTTTCATTACACCATGTAACTCCTCCGCTTTTAAACAAATCA